CCAAACCAGTGCTTCCAACTCAAGAGAACAGGGACTAGTCGCCAACATCGAAGATCAGACCTTGAATCCAATGCTCACTCAGATGTGGGAATTGATCTGTATGTTCATGGACCCACAGCAGATATTGACCATTCTCGGCCCCGATGGACAGAGATTCCAGGTTGACCCGGTAGACATCCTGAACGCCGATCCGAAGTTCAAGCTCAAAACCGCCAATAACATGAAGATGCGCGCCGCGATGCAGGGTGGCGGACTCCAGACCTTGACGCAGTACGTCCTCAATCCTGAAATCATCACCGCGATGGGCGAACAGCAGCAGAAGACGCTCGACATTGAGCAGTTCACAGAATTCTACCTCGATGTTTACGGTGTCAAGGCGTTCAACCTATTCCGGCCCATGACTCCACAGGAGATGCAGGACCGCCAGCAACGGGCGCAGCAGGCCGGGATGCAGAAGATGCAGTTGCAGCAAGCCCGTCTTGGAACCATGTCGCAAGATGCCCACGAACGCGACGAAACGCAGATCATCGTGGCTACTTTGAACGCCCTGGCGCAGATTGGGGCGCTCAATGATATTCTTGGCGTGGCGCGGGATGCGGAAATCAAGTCGGCGCAGATTCTTGAGGGAGAATGATGCAACCTGACGAGATGCAGCTTGCTATTTCCTACGCAGAACTCGCTCAATCTATTGCTTTCCGCGACTTCATTCAATTTCAGACGACGGAATGCGAAAGGCTCGAACTTGCTGCTTTGAACACGCCAGCAACCGACTTTGAGGCTTGCCGGAGTGCAATTATTGCATGGCAGCAGCGCCGATTGGTAGTCAAAACGCTCGAACAAACCGTGATCGATTCAGCAAATGCGCTAAAATCAGTACAATTGGAGAATGATGATGCCCGACCCGATCCAAGTAGAACAGACCGTTCCGGCTGGTAGCGGAGATGCGGACTTTGACGCGGCACTTGCTCAAGTGGCTCCGACCGAGCCAGTTGCAGAGCCAGCCGTCGAACCCGTTGTGGAGCCAGTAGCAGATCAAGACTTCACCTTCTCTACGCTCGAAAACGGCCAGCGCGAGATGCGGTTGTCTACCGGGCAGGTTTACCGTGGCAAGGATGACGCAGAACTGTATAGTCAGCTTGCCAAGGCCCAGATATCCGCATCTAAGCGCATCACTGAGCTTTCTCACGCCGCGCCCCCTGTTGCTCCGGTAACTCCCGTCGCACCCGAACCAGAAGTATATGCTACGGCGATTGCCATTGCGGACCTCATGGCTCCCGCGTTTGATGCCAAGAACGGCGCAGAATTGGTTGCTAAGTTCGCAGAGCAGCAGGAAACGGCTCAAAAGCAGCAGGAGTTCATGGCCGCTCAACAGGCCAACTTTGAGGCGGCGAACTTCTTCCGTGCTGTTCCTGAATTCTCCAAGTCACAGGCCGATGCTGACCGCATTGACAACTTCTTGCAAGAAAACGAGCTTCCGTTCAATGCGAAAACGGCGGAAATGGCCTATTACACGCTCAAGGCAAAGGGTGAGATGACTGTCGCTCCCGCCGCGCGCGCCACAGCGCCTAAAAACACCATGCCTCCGCCGCCTGTCGGGACCGCCCCGGCCAATACCGGAAAGGGAGCGCCAACCGACACTGATCTTTATGCGATGACGCCGGATCAGTTGCTCGAAATAATGACATCGGCTGGTGCTCAATAAATAGTTCTTGCAAAAACGAAGGACTTGTGGTTATGATTGTGACAGCTAGATAAGGGCGACCCCTTTACGCGGCTACGCACTCCGAGTGACCCCCGGAAGTGAGACTCGAAAGATACTCATTCCTTACCTTGGAGAAATGCTATGCCAGCAGTTTCTGTCGGCACCACTACGCAAAATCCCGGTTTGCTTCATCAAGCATCCGCGATTTACTTCGTTAAAAAGGGACTTGACCGCCTCATGCCGGAGCTTTATTTCTGGCAACTGGGCTACAAGGTTCCTTTGCCCCGCAATGTGGGCAGAACGATTCAGATGTTCCGCTTCAATCTCCCCGGCCAGAACACGGTGCCAGCGGCAGAGGGCGTGAACCCCAACCCCGTTCCTCAGTCCAGCTATCCGATTACCTCGATTGTCGAGCAGTATTCGGATTACATGGACTCATCCACACTCTACGACGAGACGGACATCAACTCTATCGGGTCAGCCGCCCAGATGGTTGAAGATTTGTCCTTCCGCGCCGCGCTCTCGGTAGATTCGATCACCCGCGCTGAGATCGACTCCAACACGGCCTACACCGTGCCCACCATCGGCGCTAACCTGACCGTGGCCGACTTCAAGGCCAATGTGACCCTGATGAAAGGCTCCAACGTCCGGCCTTATGGCTCTGGCGATTGGATGGCAGTCATTCACCCCTACGTGGAATACGACATCATGTCGGACAACACGGCGGGGGGCTTCATCGACTGCATGAAGTATCAGCAGGGCACAAAGCTCCTGAATGGCGAAATCGGCAAGGTGGCCGGTTGCCGCCTCATGTCCTCAACCAACGTCAACATCACCGGCACAGCCCCCACGCAGCTTTACTCGGCCTATATCTTCGGCTACCAAGGATTCTGCGTCATCCCGCTGGCTGGAAGCGGTCCTTCGACAGTGACCGATCCCAAGAACGAGCGGTTCAAGGTTTCCGTTGTGAAGCCTGGAATCGGCCCTTCGAACCCAACTGGCGAGATTGGCACCATTGCAAGCTACCGCTTCGTGATGGCATCCAAGATCACCGATCCTCAACGTATGCGCATAATCCAATGTGACGCGAGCTTGGTCTAAGGAGACTGAAAATGGCGAATACCAACACTCCGTATATTGCAAAGGCCGCAGCGTCCCTCGCTAATCCGATCACGACTGCTGTTGTCTTTCAGCAAACCACTTCTCCGATTGCCACCGTTGCCGCGACGCAGACCGCAAAGGCTGTTTTCGTCAAATACAACGGATATTCTCAGTATGGCGTCGGCGTATCCAACAATGTTGACCTCGTTCGCATCCTGGTCACAGCGGCTGGCCGTGCAACGGGCGGAACAACCGTCAACTTCACCCCGTCCTTGCTGATTGCTCCGGCGGCTGCCAATACTGGCATTTCTCTCACGTTGGCAACCAATACGACCCTGTATAGCCCAACGGCGATGACGTTCAACTCTGCAAGCGGGAACTGGTGCATCAAGTGCGAGTTGCTCTGGGACCCGATTTCAGGCAGAATCAACGGCGTGTCTTCGGGTTATGGTGGCGGTTCGGCGCTCGTAGTCACTGCTGCTGCGGCCATCACTCAGCTCACCGGCTATACGCAGACGGCTCCCGTATCGAGCCAGTCCTATAGCACCGCAGTAACGATTCCAGCGCCAACCGGCGAAATGGTTCTTTACTTCGGTGCGGCGGGCATATTCTCGACCACCGACGCCGGAAACATCGCATATCTGGATCTGCTTCAAGTGGAGGAACTCTAATGCCCAGCGCAGGAATGATTCAACCAAGCAGCAAGCTCCTGGCCTCCGGTACGGCGGCTCCTGGCAGCACTGGTGGAACTGGTTATACCTCTTCCTTCACACTGCCCTATGCGGACGCCTATCGCCTGATCCTCGTGATTGGCACCGTCTCTGGCACCAATCCCACCTTCGATGCCGTTTTGCAGGACTCGCCTGACGGTGGAACCACATGGGTTAACTTGCCCTTGCGGTTCACCCAATGCACGCTCACCGGAACGGCGGCAAACAATCCGTACATCATCTTCAAGCCTGTCAGCATCTCGGACGCGGCTTCGGCGGGTGTAACGGCATCAACAGGCGGCGCGACAGCGGCCAACACGCCCATCAACGTTAAGAACGTGCGGCTGTTCTACACGGTAGGCGGGACCGTAACTCCCACCTTCCCATTCAGCCTGTACGCGAATACCATTGATCGCGGCCAGATTGGAATTTAGGACAGCGGGAAGTTCAATTGGCAGAACTCTCCAAAGTGCTTAACGGCGGCCTCATCATAAGCCTTAGCGGCCATGATGAGGCCTTCCTCTGTAGGGGGGAAATACCCGATATGGATAGCTTGACGCGAAACCATAATACGTGTGCGCCATGCTCGGAAAATCCTCCGGGTAGGTATTTGCCAAGCGTTTGCAGCGCTTGACTACCCTATTATACCATTGTTGACCGGGTTGAATTGCGTTAGGATAATGTTATGAGTTCACCGCAAGCAATTGACGGTAGCAAGCTATCGGCGCAGATTGACCGTTTCCTGCTCGATGCAGACCG